TATGAACCCGATTCGATTTCTGCGAAAAATCCGTTACGCGCTGCGATGCCTGCGAACAGATATTCGCGTATTCAAGGACGGCGACAAATGGTGCGCGCTGCGTGGCGAGAATTTGCAAAGCGGGCAGGCGGCGTTTGGCGATAATCCGCATCAGGCGCTCAGTCGGTTTTTGAAATCTTATGAAACTGTCACAACTCAAGAAAAATCCTGATAATCCCAGGCTGATCCGCGACGCGAACTTCGAGCGCCTGAAGAAATCTATCGCCGAGTTTGGCGCGGTTATGATGCCGCTACGCCCGATTGTTTACGATGAAAATAATGTCGTGCTTGGCGGCAATATGCGATTGGCCGCTTGCAAAGCGCTCGGTATGAAGGACGTGCCCGATGACTGGGTAAAGGCCGCGAAGGATTTAACCGACGAGCAGAAGCGCGAATTTGTGATTAAAGATAACGCGACCGGCTTCGGAGAGAATGACTGGGACGCTCTGGCCAATTCCTGGAGTGACCTTCCGTTATCAGATTGGGGCGTTGATATTCCGGCGGATTGGGCGGGTGAGGAAAATGACGCGCCGGACGCGTGCGATGGAGTGCCGGATGATGCGCCTACGAGGTGCAAGGCGGGGCAGTTGTGGCGATTGGGCGAACATCGGCTGTTATGTGGCGACAGCACGAAGGCGGCGGATGTGGCGCGATTGATGGATGGCGAGAAGGCGGCTTTGTGTTTTACGTCGCCGCCTTATAATTTAGGGGCGTCGGTTGGATTGCGGAATGGAGCGCGTAAGGGTGCGGCAAGTGCGTATAACGACATGGAAGATAATGCGGAATGGAGCGCATTGATGCGCGGTTTTCTTGTGAACGCATTAGGAGTGTGTCGCGTTGCGTGTATTAATGTGCAATTATTATCTGGAAATAAGGTTGATTTACTCACACTGTTTGGAGAGTATGCTAAGAAAACTATTGATATTGCGGTTTGGGTAAAAACAAACCCGCAACCTGCGATGGCAGAAGGTGTGATGTCATCAGCGTTTGAGTTCCTATGGCTGCTAACGTCATCGGATATGCCGACAAGGCGAATTGAGACGGCGACGTTTAATCGTGGTTGTTTATCGAATGTGATTGAATCGGGAACTGCATCGGGCCATGACGCATCGGTGCATGGCGCGGTATTTCCAGTTGCCCTTGCGGTCAATGTTGTTGAAAGCATTTCAGCGAAGCAAGATATTGTTTACGAGCCGTTTCTCGGCAGTGGCACCACGTTAATCGCCGCCGAGCAAACAGCCCGTAAATGTTTTGGAGTTGAAATTTCTGAAAAGTATTGCGATGTTGTTTTAGCCAGGTGGGAAGCGTTCACCGGCAAAACCGCAGAGTTGATAACCGATGGCAACGAAGCAAGTTAGCGGAAATGCCGCAAAAAAGAAACCGCGCGGCAAGCCGTTTGTGTCGGGCGATGCGCGCTCGAATCAAAACGGGCAGCGCAGCGCGGCGGCGGTTCGCACGGCGGCGGAAATGCGCGAGCTTTACGTTAAGTTTTTGCATCAACCGATTGGCGAGTTAAAGCCGAGTCCGAATGCAACGATAATGGAAACGATAGCATTGCGTCATTTGTTGTCGGCGGTGAACGGCAGCGCCGACGAGCGCGAGAAATTATACGACCGCATCTGGGGGAAAAGCACCGAAAAGGTGGACGCTTCGATTAACGGGACGATGAAATATGAACACAGCGGAAACCTTACAATTCAAGCCGCTCTCGAATTATCAGCCGATGAGCTTGCACGGCGTCAACGCGACGCGCTTGGTGAGACTTCAGAAACTAAACGCGAATGGTGACGCGCGCGTTTTGACGTATGCGCGCTGTGCCAAAGACGTGGTGTATTTCGTGAATGAATTTTGCGTGACGTATGACCCGCGCGAAAAAGTGTCGCACCTGCCGTTCACGCTCTTTGACAAACAGAAAGACTTTTTACGCTGGCTTGAAGCACGCGAAGCAGGCGAAGAAGATGGCGTCGCCGAAAAGTGCCGCGATGTTGGCTTTACCTGGCTGTGTTGCGCCTACGCGGTGCACGGATGGCTATTCCGTCAGGGCTTCCGCTGCGGCTTCGGTTCGCGCAAGTTGGAGCTGGTGGACAAAATCGGCGATCCCGCTTGCATTTTCGAGAAGATGCGCTTCATCCTTGACAATTTGCCGCATTGGATGCGCCCGAAGGATTATAGCGCGGATTATTGCAAAATAATCAACCGCGACAACGGCGCTTCGATTTCAGGCGAAGGCGGCGACAACATTGGCAGAGGTGACCGCAGCTCGATTTATTTTGTGGATGAGGCCGCGTTTCTCGAAAGGTCACAGCGCGTTGACGCGGCGCTTTCGCAAACTTCGCGCTGTAAAATATGGGTCAGCACTCCCAACGGTCAGGGCAATGCGTTCTACCGCAAGCGGTTCAGCGGCAACTATTCGGTATTCACGTTCGGCTGGCGTGACGACCCGCGCAAGGGCGAAGCGTGGTATGAAAAGCAAAAGCGCGAACTTGATCCGGTGACGCTCGCGCAAGAAGTAGACATCGACTATTCGGCATCGGTTGAAGGCATTGCGATACCGGCAGTGTGGGTGCGCGCGGCGGTGGAGTATCAAGGCGCGAGCGAAAACGGCGAATTGCGCGCGGCGCTGGACATCGCGGCGGAAGGCGGCGATAGCAATGTTCTGGGCTTCCGGCGCGGCGCGAAAGTGTTGTTTCCGATTCTAGATTGGAACGGCGTCAGCACGACCTACACGGCGGCCAAAGCGCGCGAAGAGTGCGCGTTGCGCGGCGTGGTGGCGCTAAACTATGATGCAGGCGGCGGTTATGGTGAGCCGGTCGCGCAAATGGGCAAAGCCGAGAATCTCGGTTTTACGGTGTTCGGCTTGAATGGCGGCGAATCGCCGTCGTTGCGCTTTTGGCCGGACAGCCGCACGAGTAAAGACAAGTTTGTCAATGCGCGCGCCGAATGGTGGTATTTATTGCGCGAGCGGTTTCGCAAAACGTGGGAAGTTGTCAACGAAGGCGCGGAGTTCCCGCCCGATGAATTGATAAGCATTCCCAACGATGCGACGCTGATACAACAGCTTTCGATGCCGATGATGGAAGTGTCCGAGACCGGAAAAATTCGCATTGAAAGCAAAGACAGAATGCGCGCGCGCGGTGTGAAATCGCCCGACAAAGCGGATATGCTGGCGTACTTGTTTGTTGAGCGCAGTCCGTTTATTTTCAGCGTTGCCTAAATTATGACACCTGAGCAAATCGAAATCGAAAAAGCGGCAAACCGGCGCGCGGCGATGTGGGCGTTCATTCTCGCGCCGGTGATTGTGCCGCTTTACTCGGCGGCGTTGTTTTATGTTTGGAGTTTGGCAGCCGTCGCGTGGCACGGTCTGCGGGCAACGATAGGATTTTAAACTATGCCTACAGAACTAGTTCACGCGCCGCGTCACGGCATCCTGGAAACAATCGGCGGCAGCATCAAAGCCTTGACCGGCTCGCGCAAAGTCCCGTTCGCCAACATTCAGGGCAGCGGCTATGGCGGCTATGGCGGCGGTAATTACAACCTGGGCAACTGGGGCGCGCATCAGGGCGGCTCGGCGCTTGACTATGGCACGCTGGCCGGAAATCTTTTAGAAAACCGCGTCGTGGCGGCGGGCGCTAACGCGATTGCGATTGCGGTCTCAAGCGTGCCGCCGATTCTCGAAAAGAAAAACGGCGACAAATGGGAGCGGCTTGACCACGAGTGCATCGACCGGCTTTTGACGCCGAACGATTTCTACGGCTCGGCGCAACTTGAAAGCGCGACGGCGGGCGATGACATCATTGCAGGCCAGGCGTTCTGGCGTATGGAGCGCAGCAAGTCGAAAACATCCGTCGCCGAAATCTGGTGGGAAAAACAAGACCGCTTCCGCGTGTTGGGCGATGCCGGGCGTTTCATCAGCGGCTATGAGTTTCGAGCCGAAAGCGGCGACATGGTTAAGTTGGATAACGACGATGTAATTCACTTTCGCCATTCGCTGAACCCGATGAACCCGCGTCAAGGATGGTCGCCATTGATGGCGGGCTTGCGACAGGTCGCGGGCGACAACGCGGCGGCGTCCTACACGGCTTCAATTCTGCGCAATGCGGGCGTGATGTCGCTTATGGTCTCGCCAAAAGACGCGACAGCGGGCGCAATGATTACGCCCGATCAGGTGACGACGGTTTTAAATGCGATGAAGCAAAAGCTGTTCGGCGAAGGCGCGGGCGGCATCTTTGGTTTGAACGTGCCGCTCAACGTCGAGAAAATGAGCTATTCGCCCGACGAAATGGCGATAGAAAAAATTCAGCAGTATTATGTCGTGACGCTGTGCGCGTTGATTGGCGTCGACCCGATGGTGCTGGGGCTGCATACCGAAGCGCCGACTTATGCGAATTTCGCAGAAGCAAATAAGGCGTTTTACCTGAACCGTGTGATGCCGTATTTGTACAATCGTGGCAGCACGCTTAGAGCGCAGTATTTGCCGCTGTGGGGACTTGACCCGGCAGAATACCGCATTGCCTACGATAAGAGCGGTGTAGAGCCTTTACAGGAAGATGTAGACCAGTTGCACACGCGCACGCGAGAGAACTACAAAGCCGGTTTCATCTCGATGTTCGATGCGCGTTCAGCGGTCGGGCTGGAAACCGACGACAGCATGAAGGCCAAGTTTGCGGGCGGCGGCGGCGAAGATGCGGAAGATGAAAGTACGCCGGATGTGGCGGCGAAGTCGGCGGATTGGGATGAATCGAAACACTCTCGCGCTGACGATGGCACGTTTGGTAGTGGCGGCGCACCTCGTTCTAAATGGCACAAAAACGCGATGGAGCTTATAGACGGCGCGCTTGAGGACGGTGGTGTTACCGACAACCAGAAGCGGCTGTTTAGCCAATCGGCAGACAATGTTTTAGGAAATATGACGGAAGCGAACCGGCACGCCTTTTACAGTGCGGTGGAGGACATTTCTTTTCACGGCAACGCCGCGAGTTTGACGGCGCGGCTATCAATAGACTTTGGCGAAGTGTTCGAGGATGGCGAGGAATCAGGCGGTTGTTTCGCGCGCAAAGGTGACGGTACGGGGACGCTTTACCTTAACGGTGGAGGCGATGGCAAAAGTGTGCAGGAAATATACGCGCACGAGTTTGCTCACGTATTGGACAGACAGCCGCGATCTCACTCACGGATAAGCGATACAGCCGATTGGAAATCGGCATGGCAGTCAGAAATTGTAGGCAATTTATCAGAGTACGCGGGGACGGATGCGTCCGAAGGATTCGCAGAGTTTGGACGCCTTGCGCTGGGCGACGCGGCCAGTCAAGCGAAGGCAAAAAAAGACTTTCCGCAATGCAGTGCCGTGTGGAATGAGAATGTTACGATGAGGGAATATGGAACTTAAAGAATTGTTCGCGCGCACGGCGAGAAAAGGTGATGTTGCCATTGATGTGCTAAAGGCACCCTCAAAAGTGGCGGCAAAGTCTTGGGAGTTGAAATACGATCCCAATCAGCCGCGTGACCACGGCAAGTTTGGCAGTGGTGGCGCAAGTGAAAACGTGCCGTCATGGAAAAAGAACTTGATGGAGCGCGCGCGAGTGGGCTTGGACGCATATCGTGGCACCGGGCGCGGCATCGGTGCCAATGATCACGGCGTGGCGGGTAAGGGCGAATATCATAGCGGCGACAAAGAAGTCGCTGCGGCATACGGCGCGAACGTGCAGAAATCCACCGTAAAATTAAATAACCCGTTCATCGCAACTTACAGCGAGTTAAACGGGTTGCAGAAAAACCTTTACGGGCAAGCGCTTTCGGGATTTGAAGCGGATTTGTCAGAGAAATTCGACAGGTATCTGAGGGATAAGGGATACGACGGGGCTATTTTGATTGACCCTGAAATAAGCAAGACCGTTCCTCAAGAAATCGTTAAATTCGCGGCGACCGGGCATAAATCGCTTGACGATGCGATTAAAAAGTATGACCCGCGACAGGCGCGCGACGACCACGGGCGCTGGAACGATGGTGCCGGCGGTATTTCAATCGGGCATGCCTTGCACGTGATGAAAAGCGAGGGCATCGCAGACACGGCGCATCATGACGCGGTGCGCTCGGCCATCGAATCGGGGCAGCATAAGACGCGCGAGGATGTTCTGGCGCATATTGATTCGATTCATGCGGGTGGCGGTGAAAAGCACGCGATTGAATCGAAAGCGCACCTTGATATGGCCGAGGCGCACGCGAAAGAATCTCACTCTATCGCAGAAGAGGTTCGCGACGCGCAGCGCATCGGGCGTGACGATGTAAAGCAAGGAGATCACGTCGTTATCGATAATACGCTTTTTCGCATTGAAGGCATATCGCCTACGCGCTCCAAAATCACCGCGCGCGAAATCCAGCGCGGCGGCAATGAGGCTGAACCCGTCCGTCTGAGTGGGGATTTTTCAGGGAAGCGCGTCACGAAAGAGTTAATAGGGCGTGCCGTTGAAAATCAAAAAATTACTGACAAAATAAAAGCTGTGCGCGAAAGCCACGCGGCATCTATCGTAAACGAGGTAGAGAAATACGCCAAAGAGCGCGGCGTTGCCACTACTCGCGATTGGGGTACTGGCCATCATAGCGATGTGGATTTGAAGGATATGCACAATCGCATTATTACTCCGCTGACCACAACGCTAAAAGATGAGGGCGCGCGTGCATCTCACGGCAAAGACGTTTTAGAGGCCGCGAAGCGCGAGATAGACGGTCGCAAACTAGTGGCAGATGCAGGCTTTACCGACCATAAGCTATCGTGGCTTGCCAGTAGCTTGCTGCGACACCAGAAAGTCGATGAGGCTGCCAACGCAACGGCGGGCGACGAATGGTCAGAGAATGCTATTCTCGTCGCAAAGAAATTGCAGCAACTGCAAAAGCAGAAAGGGCGTAAATCTCTTTTCGACTTTGACGCCGAACCCGACACCGGCGAAACTCAATCCATGAAAACAAGCGAAGCCACAACCGATGACGAAATGCCCGCGCCATTGCCTGACCCGTTCGGGCTTAACTTTACCGATGCGGAACTGGAAAGTCTGACCGATGTTGACAGCGAAGAAGCGGTCAAGTTGGCGTTTGCTCAGGCGACACCCGAAAAACGCGCGCTTCTGGCTGCGCAAGAAAACGAATGAATAAAAACGCGCGGCGCGTGCCTCATTCAAATCTAACGTGGAACGCAGCCGCCCAGCGTTACATATCGCCAAAAGGTACGTTTTTATCAGGCGCAAAAGTTCGCGCTGTGATTGATGCTGATATTGACGCTGCAGCCGCGCGCATGGTCGAGCACGGCGCGAAACTGAAAGACGCGTCGCAACTTTTAAAAGATGGCGCGATGTCGCAAGCGCAATACACGGCGGCGGTGCGCGATTGGCGAAATAATATGGCGGCGAGCGTGAAAGCTGCGCACCTCGGACAGGGCGCGGCGGCGTGTGGCGGGTTCGCACAGATGGGCGCCAAAGAAAACGGGGCAGTGGGCGGAAGGCTCAAATCGCAATACCGCTATCTTGAAAACTTTGCAAAAGAAGCGGTGGCTAATCCTGATATTGTTTTGTCGCTAGACAAGTCGCGGCGGCCATTCGATGAGCGTGTAAAAGCGTACTCCGAATCTTCGCGCGAAACTTTTGAAGCGTTGCAGCAAAGCGCGCACGCGGATGCCGGATTTTTGAGCATGGAGAACGAAGAGGACGTGGAAGCCGAGCATTGCAAAGGCCCGATAAGCTGCCCCGCGATGACGGCGCTGGGGCGGGTGGCGATTGATGATGCGCGGTTTTTGCTACCGGGAAAGCGGCGTTGCAAGTTCAAATGTAGATGCGAGACACGCTATTTCAAGGCGGCGGCTCCCATACATCAGATATGACCCCAGCACTTGCCGCTCACAATAGACCAGTACACGTGCCTCGATATTTTAAAGTCGCTCTGGATTTCCTTTGCAGCGCGGCCACAACGAACCTGATGTTTAATTTCCTTTACAATCTCGTCGGTCAATTTGGCTCGTGGGTGATTGCCCCCAATCATCGGCCATGTGCAACGCAAATTCGGAGAGCCTGGAAGTTCGATATGTTTCCAACTTCTTCCCACGCGGATAGCCGTAATGGTTGCGACTTTAACGCCCAATCTTTTTGCGATGGCAGTGTTGCCTTCACCTGCGAGCATCTGTTTTTTGATTTGCAAAACCTGCTCGTCAGTAAAAAGTGCCTTCCAAGACCTCTGACCCTGCTGGCGTGTAATGTTGTGCTTTTTGGCTTCATCCGAAAACTTCAAGCCGAGTGTGCTTCCCGCTCTTGGCGCGATGTTGAAGCCACACGCGTGGCTTTGGGATTTCAGATGATCCATCCATCGCTGTTCCGTTTCGATCAGATGCGTAGGATCATCTACAAATTCCAGAATCAAAAAAGTGAATGCCTCGGAGCCGTGTTTCATCCAAGAACTCTGAAGGTAGCGGTTGCAGTGCGTGCCCTTGTGGAGTTCCTGTCGGTGGCGACGCCATCTATCTCGAAAGTCCACGGCGCTGCCCACGTAAACGCGTCCCGTATTGTTATGGCGGATTGCGTAGACGCCAGAATGGCGCTCAAAAAGGGACGGTGGGGGTATAATGTTCATTGCTATGAGCCTCTCCAAAGGTTTGAGCCACGTCCTCGGATGTTTCCAGCATCGCGAGGACACTCTTAATTTTATCACAAAAACGCCTTTTCTGGCGACGTGCGGGGAAATATTTTAAAGCGGATGTTGAAAAAAGTATTGACAACTAGCAATTTGCTGTATAATCACCATGAGCGAAACAACGGCGCGGCATTGGGTAGAAGTCCGGCATCCGGTGACGAATCGGCTGATCGGTAAATTCTGTCCACAGACGCGCCAGCTTGAAGTGATTGACAAAGGCCGCGACGGTGTGAAGGAACGCGGTTTAATCACGTTGCCGCAAGACGCGAAGTAACACAATTTTCGAGCGTCATAGAACGCCGCCATCGCCTAGAGCGCCATGAGCGCCTTCACTCCCTAACCGGAGTGCGGGCGCTTTTTGTTTTTGCCGTTTGGCATTGCGCCGCTTGGAGCGAACCATGAATAGTTTTGAACTCGGCGTGATGGTCGGCAAAGTCCAAGCCGAATCGGATGAAATCAAGAAATACGACAGCCGCCAACCACGCGATGACCA